GGGTAAACCCATGTAGTCCTGTAGCGAACCGATTGCATATCCGTTCGCTGGTGACACCTGTTGTGGGACTACATATGATATTGAGTCCCCTGGGTTGGTTTGTTCACCCATGAACTTTTGCCAGTTGTTCCAAATCAATCGATTTGGTACAAAAAAGAAGAATGATTCTAAGTGTAAGTTATCCATTACTGGATATAGAGGCGTCGCCATACGAGCGAACGCAGTCATATTTAAATTAAATGTATCTCCTGGTAGAACTTCGTCTACATATACAGGTACAAGGTAGCCAGCATCGAATGTTGTTTTGTGTGTACTTTGGCAGTCAAATTTTGATCGCGGAATATCCGCTTTTGGAATCATTGTGAACTGATGTATGTCTACTGAACGATTGCGATGCATTTTTGCTCCTTAGTATTGTTCCGTGAGAGGGTTACCCCTCTCTACGGTTTAGTTTTTAATTTGTACTTGTTTGCCTAACGATAATAATTTGGGTTCTTCATGTATAACGAATTTACCAGTATTGTCGTCAAATTCTCCCAATTCGTATAGGTCAAAGTCATCAGGATGGTTATATAGCTGATTATCAGCATCTGCACGATTGATTTCATCTGAAAAACTCCTAATTGCTACGCCAGTTGATGGTACAAACATTGGTCGACCATAAGCATCGGCTGCGCGGTCTTTTACAGTACATAGTGTTAATTTCATGAGGATTTCCTAAGTGAGGTTACGTTTAAGTTTTTGAAGTTTTGCCTTTTGGACTGTCTCTTTTACGATTAGTCTTTCCGGAGTATTGTCTTCGCTATTTAGTTTACCGTTTATTTCCCGTTTGTAAAGTATTTCATCGTATTCGTAAGGATAGTCCAGTTTGTATTTTTTGTCGTAAAACTTAGGGGGTCTTACTTTTTGACCCTTTATTACGACGTAATCATGTGGATATACGTCTGTTTTGTATTTTTTATACCAGTCATAGCCTATTCCAGGCTTTAATGACATTTTATTGAACTCGGGTTTACGAGTAGTAATTTCCCCTGATTCGGGGTCTATTTCAGTGTAGTGATTTTTTGCATTATGACCAGTTACTTTTTTCATTATATATCTTGCAACATATGCAGCTGATTCGAAGTTAACGTCTCCAATGGAGGAATAACCAAATGGCCAGAGAGTTTCAAGGTCTTGGGATCTATAAAGCATAGAACCAGAGGGAGACCTTTGCCATAATTTTTTATCATTAAAGTCGTGTCCGAAGATACAGGCGTGGAAGTGAGGTCTGCCGAAATTTTCGCCATATTCTCCAGCCATGTAATAGCGGATTCTAGAGTTACCGAATTTTTTTCGAAGTCTTTTAATGAACAATTGAAAGTCTTTGTAATGTAGTGAGCCATCGCTTGGGAGATGTGTATTGTCATATGTGAGTGTTATGAAACAGTTTTTTTCATGTAATTGGGCTTCATGCATACAACGCATAGCCCATTGTCGTGATCTTTCTAGCCTGCAGCCAATACATTGGCCGCAGGGTAAAGATAGTGTTTTGACGGTATTGAACCAACGTCTTTCTTGAAAGACGATTGAACCGTCAGCGCATTGATATGCGCTTATAGGGTGATAGCAAGGCATGTGAGGTGCCTGGGGGTTTTATTAGAACCTCCAGCCTCCACGCTGGGGGGCTGATCTCATATTTGGTGATTTAGTTTTTCGGCTATGGTGCCGAAATGTCCTTGCTGATTTTCTTTTATTTACGTGCATTCTGCGTGTGTACATTTTGTTTCCTTTTTTGTGGTTGGTGTCACCTAGCACAGTTACATCTAGTAGGGTAACTGTGCTTGCGGTCTATTCGACCGCTTTTTCTTGTGGAACTTCAACGACTTGCGGCAGTTCCACAGCGTTTAAGAGGCCTAATTGTATAGCCTCTTGTTTATTTTCTGGGTTGTCCAGAAAATTGATAAGTTGAGCTGGGTCGTTTTCAAACCTAGCTCGAAGAGTTGCTGGCAGAGACATAAATTCGTCCTCTGCAGCGATTACTTGATTAAGGGCAGTATGGTAGTCACCAATGCCCGTGAAATCGCCATAGCGGGGCGATAAAGGGGCTTCTGGAAGAATCCCAGTAATATTGAATTGACGAAGGATATTGTTGATATCACATTCGTCTTTAAAATGCTGCTGAGCCAGGGAAGCATCCTCACAATGCAACCCTGACTCATTTGACGCAGCATCTGTGTCGTAATTGTATGGTGTACGTAAAAATGGTTGTTTTTTCATTTTAATTTTCCAAAAACAGATGCAGCTGATGAAGCTGCTGACCCTATATCCCTTAATGCAAAGGGACCATAACCAAAGGTTTTGTAATACTTGCCTTCGGCGCTTGATTTAGGAATTGTTAATTCCTGATGTGTTGCCAGAGCTGAATTCATTCTGGCGATTGTATTTTTTACTAATGTATCGGCAATAATATTGCCGTACTTTTGTCTTATATATGGATTTTCATCCAATTTATTAGCCGTATCGGCTTGTGTATTGTCATTTTGCGCATAGACTTGATCTATTTGCGCATTTAATAAAGCATTTTGCTTTATTGTATTTGCAGCCTGGGCGCCTGCCTGAGCGCCATGGACTGCGTTTTGTAATGCATTATGCATTTGTGGCGGTGTCGGTGAACTCGCAGCTGCACCAGATGGTGTTCCTGCTCCGCCTTGAGAATATGCAAGCATAGGATTTAAACCAGAAGCTTTAAGATCTTCAACAGCTGTCTGGTATTGTGTTTTTCGCATACGCTCTTGGAAATCCATTTGAGCTTGCGTTTGCGCAGCATTAAATTGCTGCGCTTGTTGTTGTAATTGTTGTTGTTGAGCATTAACAGACTGGGTGCCTAAATAAGCACCAACAGTCCCAGCTAACCCTGAAACAGGGCTGAAAACATCACCAACAGATTTGGTGATGTTTCCAACAGCGCTAGTTATACCATCGAAGAATGCCATTAGAAATGGTCGATTAAGCCTGGTACAGAGTACATAGGCATTGGTCTTGCTTTCTTTACATCAAAGAAAGAATCAAAGATAAATTGTTGTCCGTTAGCACTTGCTCCTACCGCGACAACTCGTGATACAGGTGGATTGTCTTGAATAAATGTTGTATTTAATGTAGGTACTGATGTGAATTTTTGAGCTAAATGCCAGCCGTCAATTGTTCCGCTGGCTGTAGATCTAAATAAGCTCGAAATTCTTGATGGGTAATATCTATATTCTGCCCATCTTTCTTGATAACCGAATACAGATGTATCGGTTGAATCGCCTGTAACGTAGATTTCTTGGTTTAATACTGTTTGTTCTCCCAGATGACTAAATGCTGGGAAATAGAAATCATAACGTGTTGAACGGCTCCACATTTTTTGCAGACCCTGTTGATATGTAAGGTCTGCTCTTATCGATACTAAACCGATAATAACGCCGTGTTCAACAAACGATTGAGTAAAGCCATGCTTGTGAGACAAGGCAGTACCCATAGCAGCAAGTGTACCCAAAGGGGTAGTCGTACCGGTTGCACTAGTTCCAGAGGTCTGCGCAATTGGATTGATGTTGATATCAGTTGAACCACCACCCAAATACTCAGGACGCTGTAACCGAGCGTCAGGACTGATGACGCCAAAGTGAGAACGAATAATTTCAGTATATCGTGTACCTCCACGTGCGTCCCTTTCGAGTAATTTTTGTATTTGGAATGATTGTCTAAGTTGATTAATTGTTGCTGCTGTTGCTGAGCTTAAATCGGCATATAGTCCACTAATGCCTGTTTGTGCAATGCCTATAGAGACATTGCCTGTTGCGTTGGCTGAAACAACGCCTGTACCAGCTGCTGTTCCGTAAGACGCTGGTGAATATTGAATGGCATCTGAGCCATTGACTTGTTTTAATCCGAATGTACTTGTTCCATTCGTAAAGCCTAAAGCTTTTCCGTCCCCGAATACGGGTGCGGTTGTACCTAACGGTAATGTTACGGCTGCACCTTTTTGTGGCCATGGTAAAGCTGATGTGAAATAGTCTTTACGTTTGCCACGACGTAGTAGTGTGTAATTAGTTACTGTATCTGGGCCATCGCCCTTGTCTACTACTACTGAGTTTTGAAGGTTTTCGTCTCGAAACCATTCGTTGTATATCAGGTTATATGCTCTTGGCCAAAAAGCGCAGTGGCTTACTGTTTTACCTGATGATACTTGGCCTACAGTGGGTAAACCCATGTAGTCCTGTAGCGAACCGATTGCATATCCGTTCGCTGGTGACACCTGTTGTGGGACTACATATGATATTGAGTCCCCT